AATCAAAACAAGAAGTTTACCGCTGTAGACTTTAATTTGATTAAAATTGACCTACTTAATGCGTTTAATATACGCCAAGGCGAGCTAGTTGGCCGTCCAGGGTACGGTACAGTGCTTTGGAATTATCTGTTTGAGAATCAAACACAAGAAACACAACAATTAATCTACGCTGAAATACAACGAGTTTGTGCCGGGGATCCTAGGATCTTTATCAGCGGCATACAAATGTTCCCCCAAGAAAACGGCCTGCTTGTACAAGTAGGTATTGCTGTAGTGCCTAGTACTAATGCTCAAATGTTAAGCATCTTTTTTAATCAACAACAGCGCACAGCTACCTACGTTTAACTACCCAGTTTATTAAAACCATAAATACTTTAACACTGGAATAACTATGGCCACTACCAATACAACTTCGGGATCAACTACAGCGGTAACAACCACAAGGCAAACCGTAATATTCGGCGTCGAAGACTGGAAACGATTCTATCAAACCTATCGCGAAGCTGACTTCCAGAGTTATGATTTTGAAACCTTACGCAAAAGTTTTGTAGACTACTTACGCCTGTATTACCCAGAAACATTCAATGATTATATTGAAAGTTCAGAATTTATCGCATTGTTAGATGTTATGGCTTTTATGGGCCAAAGTCTAGCATTTCGTAGTGATTTAAATGCTCGAGAAAATTACCTTAGCACAGCAGAACGCAGAGACTCAGTAGTTAATTTGGCCCAATTGGTCAGCTATACCCCATTACGCAACACTGAGGCCAGCGGGTATCTTAAAGTATTTTCTATTTCAACTACAGAAAATATTGTCGACTATAACGGTATTAATTTAGCCAACCTTACAGTAAACTGGGCCGACCCTACTAATCTTGACTGGCAAGAACAATTTATTACTATTATTAATGCCAGTTTAGTTAATGCACAACAGTTTGGCCGTCCTGGCAACGACCAGGTTATTCTTGGAGTTGACACTCAAGAATATACAATAAATTTAGTACCTGGGTATATTCCAGTAATTCCGTTTACCTCAACCATTGACACTGTGAATATGCCGTTTGAAGTTGTTAATGCAACCTCGGCTGGACAATCGTATGTATACGAACCTCCGCCCTTGCCCAACGGCCAATTTAATGTTTTATTCCGCAATGATCAACAAGGATACTCTAGTTCCAATACAGGATTTTTCTTTTTGTTTAAGCAAGGGGTATTACAAAATCAAGATTTTAATCTAGCAGAAAGTATTACAAATCGTGCGGTTAACATCAACATTGAAGGCGTTAACAATACCGATGTTTGGTTATATCAATTAGATAATACCGGAAATATTTCCAGTTTCTGGCAATATGTACAAAGTGTCTACAGTGCCGCTGTCGAACAGCTGGCTCCAAATACTCGAAACATTTATAGCATTAGTAGTCGTACCAATGATCAAATTACTTTAAACTTCGGTGATGGTATATTCAGCACTATTCCTGTGGGAACTTTCCGTACCTATGTTCGTGCTAGTAACGGATTAACATATATTATCAATCCAGTTGAAATGCAATCAGTAAGTGTCCCAATTAGCTATGTTAGCCGTACAGGACAAATTGAAACATTAACATTTACCTGCGGCCTTACACAACCAGTTTCTAATGCGCAGGCACGCGAAACTATTGCAGAAATTAAACAACGAGCACCGGCTCAATATTATACACAAAATCGTATGGTCAACGGCGAAGACTATTCAAACTTTCCGTTTACACAATACAACAGTATCCTTAAAAGCACAGCACTCAATCGTGCAAGTATTGGAACCAGTCGATATCTTGATTTGGTTGATGGCACTGGAAAATATTCTAGTACCAACATATTTGCCAACGACGGCGCTTTATACGAAGTTAATATTTTACCAACATTTCAATTCGGTTGGTTAACTTCAACTGACATTTCAAATGCTATAACAAATCAACTAGCACCGTTGGTACTCAAAGATGGAGTACAACAATTTTATTATGCTAATTTTATACGCCCAAATTTATCAACATTAAATCTTACTTGGCATAATAGTACGTTAATTACAAACGAAGCTACTGGCTATTTTCAAAATTCGCTGGGTAATCCAATACCGATTGGCCAATATGCTAGTAACAACGCCAAATATATTACTCAAGGCAGTTTAATAAAATTTGTACCACCTACTGGATATTATTTTGCTGCCGATAACAATTTAGCAGCCGGGGTTCCGACAGCACCTAACGAAAAATTAGTTTTGTGGGCCAGTCCAACCGCGGTATATGTTGACGGAACCGCACAAGGATATGGCAATTTACCTACCGGTATTGGGCCTGTGGTTATTAACACTTATATTCCAACCGGCGCAATCCCAACCGAAGTAATCCCAGTGTTTACCACAGATATTCCTACCGCTATCCAGCAGGCAGTGTTTAATCAAATTTATCTAAATCAAAATTTTGGTCTTGGTTATAATAATTTAACTGATACTTGGTATGTAATTACCTCTACTAACCTAGCTGTTGATGCTCCTTTTAGTTTAACTAACGCACAAAATACCAGCGGCACCGGACTTGATGCTAGTTGGATGATACAGTGTATTTTTAATGCATCATCCTATACAGTGTCGGCTAGATCATTAAATTACTATTTTGGCAGTGTGCTAGATACAAGATTTTTCTTTTATACTAACCAACCAATTTACGACAGCAGGACTGGTACGGTTATTAAAGATTTTGTAAATGTATTGAGTGTTAATACCCAACCAGATAACAATAGTCCAATGCCGTCTGACAACATACTGACCATTATTGATCAGCCGATCTTAAGCGACGGTCTAGTAGATGATTTCCAAGTGGAAGTTAGTTTTTCAAAAGTTAATGGACTAACTCCAGTTAACCCGGATTTCTTTAATGATATTGTTGCACCAAATGTTAACACAACCAAAAAATATGTCTTTTTCCAGGCCACAGTAGACTTTGATAATTTACAACGCTATCTACTAGTAGCACCCGGTACAGTTGATCCTGATTATCCTACTATGGCGGCAATACAAGCAGATCAAACACAATACCCTGCTGGCACTATATTTTATGCCTACGAAGAAACAGATTCGTATGGCGCCCATCAAGTATTTTATACCTTAGGAGTAGATTCGTTGGGCAATCCAACATTAATTTTAAACACAGAATTTGTAGCTCAAGTTGGTCGCCAAAATTTAAAATTCCAATATAGACACAACAGTCCGTTAACTAACAGAATTGATCCTGGATCAACAAATATTATTGATCTATATGTGGTTACCAATGATTACTATACCGCTTATCAAAATTGGCTGTTAGATGTAACAGGAACAGTACAGCAACCAAGTCGGCCTACTATTGATGATTTAACCACGGCCTATGCCGGCCTACAACAATATCAAATGATATCTGACAATGTAATCCTTAACAGTGTGGACTTCCAACCGTTATTTGGACAAAAAGCTGATCCAGCATTAAGAGCTACGATTAAAGTTATTCGATCTAGCCAGAGTACAGCAAGTACCAGTAGTATACAAAGTTTGGTTATTGCCAACATGAATGCATATTTTAATTTAGATACTTGGAATTTTGGTGATACTTTTTACTTCAGTGAACTAGCAGCATACATACATCAAAATATCGGTAGCATAGTAAGTAGCGTGGTACTAGTTCCGTTGGACCCACAAAAGAGTTTTGGCGATTTGTACGAGATAAGATCGGCACCTAATCAAATTTTCTGTAACGGTGCAACTGTAAATGATGTTCAGGTAATCACCGCACTGACTAGCACTAACCTACAGACCTCTTCTGGAAGTGGGGTAATTTAATGGCCATTCCAAGTACACAAATTAGTACAGTTGACTTTTTACCAGAAATATTTCAAACTCCGGTAAACAAACAATTCCTATCGGCAACGCTTGATCAACTAGTTCAAGAGCCACAATTTGCACAAACACAAGGATTTATTGGCCAGCGAGTTGGGCCCGGAGCCAATGCCAACGATCCGTATGTGGGTGAGCCAACGGCTGTTCGAACTGACTATCAACTTGAGCCAGGGGTAGTACAGATCAACCCTGCAGATTCGCATAAAGTTGTCGATGCAATTACCTATCCTGGAATTACAGATGCACTAGCATTACAAGGTGCAATAACAACAAATCCTCAATCACTATACACTAGTGATTATTACACTTGGGACCCGTTTGTTGACTTTGATAAATTTGTAAATTACGCACAATATTATTGGGTACCCCAAGGACCGCAGGCAGTAGATATATCGTCGGCTGCCGTACCTATTACTGATGATTTTACTGTTACGCGAAACAACGGCCAATATACTTTTACTGGATACGCTGGTACTACCCCAGCAATAACATTGGTCCGTGGCGGCAGTTACAATTTTAATGTAGCACAAAATACCCAGGCGGCAGTTGAATATCGTGTAACTAATAATCCAACTAGTTGGGCTATTGATTTTGAACCAAATCCTACACTGACTTTAGTTCGCGGAAATACTTACACATTTAATCTTACACAAAGTATTCCGTTGGCATTTTATATTAAAACTGAATTAAGTTTTGGAACTACTAATCTGTGGAGTGCAGGCGTATTTAATAACGGCGCATCAACCGGATTACTTACATTTACTGTACCACAAGATGCACCAGATATTTTGTATTATTGCAATGATCTACAATTTAATTTCCGTGGCCAATTTAATATTATAGATGGCACGCCAGGCACAGGCCCAGGTTTTTGGATACAAGCAGCCCCGGGAGTTAATGGTGTATTTCCGGCAACTCCTAATATCAGCAGTAGAGGAGTATTGGGTGTTGTTAATAATGGCGAGGATCTCGGAACCGTTACATTCAATGTTCCGGCAATTACTGCCCAAGATTTTTATTATAACCTACAGGTACTAAGTACCGGTAGTCCTCCAACACCATATCCGGTTGATCTATATACAACCCTTCAATTTGATCAAATTAATCAACAATACTTTGATGTATTTTTGCAAAATAATCCCAACGGGATCGACGGAATTAATAGTATACCTGGATTAAACAACCGTACTCTAGTTATAAACAATTCCACTGGTTGGAATATTAATGGAATATTTGATGCTGTCGGCCAAGGATTCGACACTGAACCTTTTTCTAGTTTAACAATAATTACAGATCCTGCTATCCAATACAGTGTTTGGCAAATACAAATACTATATGATATTGACAGTCGCCCATACATTACTTTAAACAGTGTGCTGTTAGTTCCAAATTTAAATAAATTTTCTATTTTATTTGGCGACATATATTCTAGTACTAGTTGGTACAAAAATGCTAGTGGGGTATTTGAAGAAATGCCATTGCTGACTGCAACTGCCAGCGTACTATATTATCAAGACGGCACCGATCCTAATTTGTTTGGGGTATTTAATTTAGTTGATCAGGTAACACCGCCATTGGATATTTCTACTATTATCGGTAGGTCAACATATAATAGTCCTAACGGTGTAACATTATCTAATGGAATGAAAATTATATTCCGTGGAAATACAATTCCAAGTAGTTATGAAAATAATTCTTATTATGTTGAGGGCGTCGGCACCGCTATCCAACTACTGCCAGTAAACAATTATGTTACTCCAGAAACTTATACAAAAAACATAACTATACCGTACGACTCTACCCCGTACGATTCAACTAATTTTGATGGTACACAAAATGCTCCGGTAGTTCCAGACTATCTAACAATTAACCGAGCCTCACCAGATCTTGATCCGTGGTGCCGTAGTAACCGCTGGTTCCATATTGATGTTATTACTGCCTCTGCAGTCTATAACAATACTGTTCCTGTACTTAATAATAATTTCCGAGCACAGAGACCTATTTTAGAATTCCGTGCAGGTACACAATTATTTAATTTTGGTACCCAAGGATTGCCACCAGTTAACATAATCGATTTTACACAAGCCGACGCATTAAGTAATGTCAATGGCAGTATAGGTTATAGTACAGACGGTTACACTCTTGTGCAAGGATCTACAGTTATTTTTGCAGCAGATTTAGATCCTAATGTCAGAAATAACATTTATCAAGTACAATTTATTATTCCTGATACTGTGCCACCACTGATTGCTGAACCTATTATATATTTGATGCCGATTATTCCTGTGTTAATTAATCAGAGTGTAGTCAGCCTTGACGGCAATACAGAACAAGGACTTAGTTATCGATACGACGGTGTACACTGGGTAAAAACACAACAAAAAATTAGCGTTAATCAACCTCCGTTATTTGACATATACGATTCTACTGGTACAAGTTTTGGCGATGCCGCAATATATCCAAGTACAAACTTTAATGGAAGCCCATTATTCAGTTATGCAATTAGT